TATAATAACATCGTTCAAGACTTAGGTAATATAGTTCCGGCTATTGAATATTACGAAAAAGAATTGAATGAAGCCAGATGGGAAGTCAAAATTAAGGGAAGTCTGGAAAAAGCCAGTTCTTCCCTACCTGGTCTAACAGAGTTTCGCTTCAATCAACTACAAGAGATTGAAGCAATTCTCGAACATCTAAATATAGAACTTCGCAAAGAACGTTCTAAAGTATTTAGAAAATATTTAGAAAACTATAATAGAACTTTGAGCAGTAGAGATGCAGATAAGTTTGTAGATGGTGAACAATCAGTTATAGATTTAACTCACTTGGTTAATCAATTCAGTCTTTTAAGAAATAAATACTTGGGTATAATGAAAGGTCTTGATACAAAACAATGGCAAATTGGACACATTACAAGACTGCGAACAGCAGGTATGGAAGACATAGTAATTGATTAAACATGGAAAAACCTAATCCACATACACCTTTAAAGAACACGATTAATTTTTTTCTAGCCGGTAAAAAACGGATAGGTATTCTTACAAATTATAGGTCTGGTAGTACCAGTTTTAACAAAACGGTTCACAATGCCGCAAATGTTGATGGCAGAATATTATATGAAATATTTAATGTGCCTAACACGAATAAGTTTACTCATGGTATGGAAAAACTACATATGCCTCCAAATAAAGCAAAAACAGGTGCAAGACATCCACATAAATGGGTATTTAAACTTATGCCTGATCACATAGATTATGATATGGAAAAAATGGATTTAATCATAGATCGTTGTGATGCCTTTGTGTATCTAATAAGAGAAGACTTTAAAGCTCAGGCAGAAAGTTGGAATTGCTGGATAGAAGCGATGGACCATACTCATCATTATGGTAAACTTAAAGAATATCATATTCGCCCCACACAAGAAAAAACTGATGAAAGAACAGATCAATTAATAAACAATTACGAATTTTTAAAAGAATGTTTTGCTAAACATCCAGGTCTTATTTTTAAATATGAAAATGTATTTCATAATGTTCATAGACCCTATGACAGAACATACACCTATCAGACAGAAGTCACATACAAAAACTATGATGTATTATCTGGCTTTGATATGAATTATTATACACACATACCACAAATAGAAAATGACACAAATAGTTAGAAAAATTAACAATTTCATTATCACAATACAAACAAAATACATATTCTGGAAAGCAGATAGATTGCTTAATAAGACAAAAAAGGCTTGACATATTCTGATTATTTGCTATAATAGTATTATATTAACTTAATGCTGTGGGAGGCAATAAATGGAAAATTTTGTTAAGATAAAAAACGGAACTTATAGAAGTTCACCTTTAAAGGATATGGTCTTTCCTTTAATCAAACCTATTAGTTATGGTAAACGAGGAGCATTTGTAACAGTGGATGCCAGTGCCGTAATGAATCCGGAGTATAAAAAAATTCGTGTTCTAATTAATGGACCACTTGATGTGGAACCTTCAAGCAGAGACGAATATGTTACCAAAATGGGTATTAAAAAACCTGTAAAGAAAAAGGAAACGCCTGAACAAGCAATGGACAGGATCAAAGGTCGTTTTGAAATATTAGATAAAATGACTGATGCCGTTGCCAATGGTAATGTGAGAGGTTTGATAGTGTCAGGCCCTCCAGGTGTTGGTAAAAGTTTTGGTGTGGAAACTATACTTGATGAATATGAAGCAATGGCTAAACTTTCAGGTAAAACCAGAACAGAAATTGTAAAAGGATCAATGACACCTATAGGTTTGTTTCAGACACTTTATACCAATTCAAACGAAGGTGACATTTTAGTATTTGATGACTGTGATAGCATTTTGTTTGATGAAGTTTGTCTAAACATGCTTAAAGCAGTTTTAGACTCAGGTAAGAAAAGAACAATTACCTGGAAAGCAGAATCTAGTGTATTAAGACGTGAAGGGATACCTGACCGATTTGACTTTAAAGGTGGTTGTATCTTTATTACTAATGTTAACTTTGAGAATGTTAGAAGTAAAAAGATCAGAGATCACTTAGAGGCACTTATGTCAAGATGTCACTATATAGATTTAGGAATGGACTCTACTGAAGACAAGTTTTTGAGAATTAACCAAATCGTTAGAGATGGTATGCTCAAAGAATATGGATTCAGCAAAGAGTTCGAAAAAGAAATCATAGACTTTATGATCAAACACAGTGCCAGACTCAGGGAGATCAGTTTGAGAATGGTGCTTAAAATTGCTGACTTGGCTAAAATGGACTTTGATAGTTGGAAGGAAATTGCTGAGTCAACATGTATGAAGAGACTTAACATCTACAGTTAAAGTTCGATACCTCCCACATCGAACTAGCCCCCCAAATTCTTTGGGGGGTTATCTGTAGTTATGTGTTGACAATAAAAGGGTTTTTATGTATAATAAGAACAATAATATATTATGGAGAATTTATGAACAAATTGGATAAAAACTTTCACTTAAACTTTTCACCTTTATATGCTGTATTTGTATGCATGCTGTTTATGTTATGTGCACATGAAACCAGAGCAGATGAAATAGAAGAAGTGTTAGTAGTAGCACAACAGGAAAAAGAAGTCAAAGCAGACCCTGTCAGCAGTAGTAAATTAATCAGTAGCATTATGCCAACCTTTACATGGCCAGCAGGTGGCTATGGTGCTTTCATTGGGTATAATGAACGTGGTGCTCAAACAATTCACACATCAGTTTACAGAAATGGTATCCCAGTAAATGAACCAGGCAGTGCTTGGTATGACTTTGGACATGATTTAGCAAATGGCGAAACAGTTAAAGTTATATCAGGGTCTAACAGTGTTATGTATGGTTCAGGTAGTATTGCTGGTACTATATTAATCAAAGACACAATAGAGCGAGGTGTAACAGCAAGATATGGTTCAGAAGATCATCAATACATTAGTGTTGCTCCTATAGAACAAATACAGTTTACTAACTTTAGTATTAATCAACATAGTGCTAGAAACGACAACGAAGAAGAGGACAGTTATAAAAACCAATCAGCAAAGTTTAATGTTGATTTAGGTGACTTTAGGATTGTGGCTAACTACACAGATTATGAATATGATTATGATAATTGTTTTACTGCTGAATTTACAGCCAGTAATGATTGTGTACAAGATGGCGAAAGATATGTTGTAAGTATCAGAAATGATTATATTACATTAGGCAGAAGCGAAAATAAAACTGTACACTTCACTGAAGGTGTTGAAAGTTATCTGAATGAAAGCAGTAGAGATTTTATCAGAATAAACAACACACAGGATTTATCTTCAAGACTCAGTATAGACTATGGTATTGATGGAGAAAACGAAAAATATGGAGAGCAAGAACAATCCAATTATGGTATATTTTTTCAAACTAATGCCAAATTTATATTTAATTATAACTTTGGTATCAGATTGGGTAATGATGATCAAAATGCTCTAAGATTTGGTATGTCTAAAGGTCAGTTCTTTTTTAATATTGGAAACAGTTACAGAAAACCTAACCTATATGAACAGTTTGGTGATGCTTGGGTTGATCCTAACCCTGATTTAGAACCTGAAAAAGGCGTAGGATATGAACTTGGGTTTGGTGCTATAAGTATTTTTAGATATGACTTTTCAGAAACAATAGAATATGCTGACGGTTTTATGTTGGGAGATGTATATGTGAACCCACAATACTATAACAGTGGAGAGTATGAGACATCAGGATTTAAATTCTCTAATACTTTTGGCCCTGTGAGTTTAATGCTTAGATATACAGACACAGACCAACCCAGAATACCAGAAGCAATGGCTGTTTTAGATGTAAAACAATATTTTTTCAATTTACTGTTTAGATTAAAGTATGCTGGATTGTTTGATAGAGAGCCAGGACCTTTTGATGGCGACAGTTTGGATGATTTAGAAAAACTTAATTTTTATGTTACTAAAACATTTAGTAATGATTTTGTTTTATCTTTTAAAGCAGAGAATATTTTAGACAAAGAAGCAGAAGTATTACCTTTTTATAATAATGAAGGCAAGGAATACTACCTAACTTTACAATACAAATGGTAGAATAAGATATGGCAAAATGTGTTTTAGAAATCAGAGATGAAGTAAACGTCAGGTTTACTGGTCTTGATGTTAAAACAAGACGCAAAATTTCTGATGCTGTGAAATACTTTTTGCCTTATGCCTATCATATGCCTGCCTATAAATTAGGCAGATGGGACGGCTGTATTAGATATTGTGATATAGGTGGCAGAACTTATTTCCATCTATTAGACAAATTGTTGCCCATTGTTACTGACGATGGATATCAAATAGAAGTAAAAGATCTCAGGCAAGCCTGGCAGTTTAATTTTACACCAGTAGCAACAGATAGTTATAAACATGTAGTATGGCCTAAAGGACATCCTGTAGAAGGAGAACCCATTGAGCTCAGGGACTATCAGGTTGATATTGTAAATAGATTTTTAGAAAACACACAATGTTTACAAGAGATTGCCACAGGTGCTGGTAAAACACTTGTAACAGCAGTACTCAGTCACAAATGCCAGGCATATGGCAGAACTATTGTTATTGTGCCTAATAAAGACTTGGTAGTACAAACAGAACGTGATTATAAAAACTTGGGTCTTGATGTTGGTGTACTATATGGTGACAAAAAAGAATATGATAAAACACATACAATCTGTACATGGCAAAGTTTAAGTATTTTAGAAAAGAAAAGTAAAAGTTATGAAGCAGATTTTCCTATAGATGAATTCTTAAATAATGTTGTTTGTGTTATGGTTGATGAAGTACACAAAGCCAAAGCAGATGTATTAAAGAATTTACTGAGCGGGCCTTTTGCTAACGTTCCTATTAGATGGGGACTTACTGGAACCATACCAAAAGATGAACACGAAGCAGTTGGGTGTGTATGTAGTTTAGGTCCTGTTATAGGAAATTTAAGCAGTAAAGAATTACAAGATATGGGTGTACTAGCAGATCTGGATATCAGTATTTTACAACTACAAGATGGTATGATAGGCTTTGGTAGTTATGCTCAAGAACTTAAATGGCTTGTGACTGATCCCAGAAGAATGGACGAACTATCTCAAATAATAAATGGATTTGCTCAAAACGGAAACACACTAGTATTAATAGACAGAATTAAAACAGGCGAAATGTTAACAGAACGAAATCCTGATTGGGCCTTTGTGCGAGGTTCTATGAAAACACAAGACAGACAAGACAACTATGCTGAAATCAGCGAAATGGATAATAAAGTTATAGTAGCAACATATGGTGTAGCCGCTGTGGGCATCAATATACCCAGAATATTTAATCTGATTATGATTGAGCCTGGTAAAAGTTTTGTGAGAGTAATACAAAGTATAGGAAGAGGTATTAGAAAGGCACAAGATAAGGATTATGTTAATGTGGTTGACATAACAAGTAATTTAAAGTATAGTAAAAGACACCTTACAAAAAGGAAAGCCTTTTACAGAGAGCAGAATTTTAGACATAGTGTAACCAAGGTGGAATATAAATGAAAATTTTAACTATAGAAAACAAACCCTACGAAATAGATAGTTGCCCTGAAGAAATAGATGATATTAGATATTGTATATTTGATGCTGGTGATCCAGACTATCAGGACTATTACTTCTTTCCATTAGTATTTTTGGAAAGTTTTCATGCTCCAGCAATTTGCTTAGAACTGGGTGAATATAAAATACAGATGCCCATGGACTGGAGTATTTTAACTTGCGATGAGGACATGACAGATTTAGAGGTAGTGCCTTTAGCAAGTTTAAATAACAGAGGCTTTTTAACACCAGTATTAAATCCTATACATAGTTGGATGCCAAGAACAGAAGAAGTTAGAATTACTAATGTGTATCAGGACGTTAAATGGTACTTTCCAAAATTAAAAAACGGTCACATGTTAGTTGTACCACTTGAAAAAGGTGATACACCAAAATGTGCTCTTTTTGTAAAAGAGTATAAGAAAATAAAAGATATTGATATCGCAGACTTGCTTTAGGAGGAAATTATGGCAAAAAGAAAATTTAGAATAGAAGGCGGCAGATACGGTGGAGAACTTGTTTTAGGTTCAGTGAATCCAGCATTTGCCAGTTATTATGCAGAACTGGACGACACCAGTGAATTAATTGATGCTGTATTAGAAGCAGATCAAATGGGATATGCAGATGAGGAGGAACCAGACGATGCACTATTAGATCCAAATGCTCCTCCAGGACCTGCCACAGATTCAGATGAATATTTTAACATGTGGGAGAATGATGAGATTGAACACATTAATAGTGCTTATGCTGATGGTGGATTCACAGTATATGAAGTTCCAGCAGATGGTTCAGATGATTGGAACTATGATAAAGAAGTATATGAAGGTGAAGCAATCCATGTATATGGAAGAGAAGGCGGATACTTTAGTACTGATGACGAACCAGAAGTAATTAACGAAGAAGATGATGACGGTAACAAATATGTTCCTGTTTTAATGTTTCACAGTTGTGAGAAAGGTTCTTTTGGTGCTTGGTTTGTGGATACAGATGAAGATTTTGATGAGTTTAAACTTGGAATGGGTGTTGTTGAAACAAATTTAGGCGAATTTGTTGATGCAGTATTTTACGATAAACTGGAATTAGATTGTGATTACGATTACAATGACACAACCGGTAAAAGTTATGACGCTCAAGTAGGCTGGTTAAATACCAAGTGGCATGATAGTCAGGAAAACATACAAGAAAACTTAGAAGAATATCTTGCAGAGTTTGAAGAAAATGCAGAATGGGAAAGGGAAAACAGATAAGTGTTAGCAAAATTCGTGTACAGATAGAAAAACGGAAAACTTTAATGAAGGAAATATCAGAAATGTGGAACACACAGGAATTAGTAGAACTTATAGAAAAATGGCATGAAGATAGAAATCTAATAGATGGTGCCACAGACAAAGATCAAGTTTTAAAACTTATTCAGGAAATGGGTGAGCTATCTGATAATGTTTGTAAAGGTAATGACATCAGAGATGACTTAGGCGACATGATGGTGGTAATGATTAACATCATGAAAAGAAACAATATCACAATGGAAGAATGTTTAAGTGTTGCTTACGATGATATTAAAGACAGAAAAGGCCGTATGGTTGACGGTATTTTTGTAAAAGAAGGAGACAATTAATGAGTTATCAATTTACCAGTGAAAGTGTCAGTAAAGGACACCCTGATAAAGTTGCAGATTTGATTTCAGATACTGTCGCGAACTACATAATTAATAATAATATAAATCACAGAGCGGCTGTGGAAACACTTGTGACTACTAACATGGTCACACTTGCTGGTGAATACAAGAGTGATAAGTTTGATAAAGTTTATATTGATAAACTTGTTAGGGCAGTAGTTAGAGATATAGGCTATGAACAAGAAGGCTTCCATTGGGGAAACTTAAAAATTTATAATGAATTACATGGACAAAGTCCAGATATAGCATTAGGTACAGATAATTTTGGTGCAGGTGACCAAGGCTTAATGTTTGGGTATGCTTGTGACGAAACAGAAGATTATATGCCAAGTGCTATTCATTATAGTCACAGAATACTCAGAAGGCTACAAAGCGAAAGGACTAATAACACAGTACACTGGTTAGAACCTGACAGTAAAAGTCAAGTCACAATGAGCTATGATGGTTTTAATAGTCCTTTAAGTATAGATAAAATTGTATGTAGTACTCAGCACAAGGATAGTGTAAGTATAGAACAAGTTAGAATTACTTTAGAAGAAATAATTAGAGATGAAATATCTGAATATGATTTAGATAAAACAGACTTTTTAATTAATCCAACTGGAAGATTTGTTATTGGTGGACCAGATGGAGACACAGGACTAACAGGTAGAAAGATTATTGTTGATACATATGGCGGTTATGCTCCACATGGCGGTGGTGCTTTCTCAGGTAAGGACTGCACTAAAGTTGATAGAAGTGCGGCCTATATGGCTAGATACCTTGCTAAAAACATTGTGGCAAGTGGCAAGGCAAAGAATGCCACAGTACAATTAAGTTATGCTATTGGTGTTGTTGAACCTACTAGTGTGTATGTTTATGCTGACGGTGAAGTAAGAACAGACTTAGCAGATAAATTACAAGAACTTGTTGACTTAACACCAAAAGGTATAATTGATAAGTTTAATTTATTTAATTTAGATCTTACCAAGACAACAAATTATGGACATTTTGGTAAATCAGGTTTACCTTATGAGAAAATTGATTTGTTTTAATGTTTTCAGTATATGAGATAAAATTTAAAGATGGTTTTGTTTATTATGGATATACTGCAAAACCTTTTAATCTCAGATTAAAAGAACATTTAAAAGCAAGTCAAAAAGGCAAAAGTATTTTATATAAAAAAATGCGAAATGCTGAATATGATTGCGATGCCAGAGTTGTTCAACATTTCCCCACAATGGAAGAAGCATTGGAATGGGAAAAGAAGTTGATAAAACAAACTCCTAACCATCTGAAACTTAATACAAGTTGGGGAGGTGAAAACGGAGAGAATAATTACAGACGTTGGAAACAACAGGATATAATCAAAAAATATTATGGCAGAAAAAAAGAAAAATTTCAATATAAACCCTAAGGATTTTAAAACTCCTATCACTATCACTAGTAGTATAAGAGGTCCTATGTCACATCCTGTTTACACCAGATACCCAGATTTAAAAGAAAAAGGACCAACAGATGCCAAATATACAGATTGGCAGAAATGGTTTGCTTGGAAACCTGTAAAGTGTTTAGATGGTGAAAGGGCATGGTTAAAATTTATTTTTAAAAGACACAGAATATTAAAATGGACACCACCACAGTTCCCACCAGATGCTTTTAACAGAACAGAATACAGTACCTGGGAAGGTATTTTGAATATGAGAATGAGACATGAACTTAAAGAATAGCATAAGAACAATTCCAGACTTTCCTATACCAGGAATACAATTTAGAGATATAACAAGTCTATTAGAAAAACCCAAAGCATTAGAAAAAGTTGTAGCAGATTTTCAGAACTTAGCAAGTGACTTTGGTGCTGAATGTGTTGTAGGTATAGAAAGTAGAGGCTTTATTTTTGGAGCACCAATCAGTGATAGAATGCTATTACCGTTTATTCCTGCCAGAAAGCCTGACAAACTACCCAATGAAACTGTGTATAAACAATTTAAATTAGAGTATGGAGAAACAGAATTACACATACAAAAAATATCTCCCATAAAAGGTAAGGTATTAATTGTTGATGATTTAATAGCAACAGGCGGCACAGCATTAGCCTGTGCTGATTTAATACATGAAAGTTTTGACATTCCCAAACAAAATATAATGATTTTGGCTGTAATAGACTTGCCCGATCTTAAAGGAAGTGCTATAATAAAACAAGCAGGTTATAAAGTAGAAACACTTGTAGACTTTGAAGGAGAATAATGCCTAGAACACCTCAGATACCCTTAAAAGAAATAATGGCGGCCATTGACAAAAAGGACAGGGACTTCTATAATAGATTAAGTAACGAGCAAAAAAAGGCATTTAGTGCCTGGATGATGATGAGATATTGTAGCAGTGTACAAGGCAGAGATGCCGCGAACTATATTTACATGACAAATGAACTAGTAAACTTTCAGTTCAGTGAAGTAAGTAAACACCCTGAATTACAATGGTTATTACTGAGTGCTTGTGGTGTAGGTAAAATACAATTTCATCCTTACTTAAAACCGCCTAATGCCAGAAAAAAGAAAAACAAAATAACAGAGTTTGTGTATGAATTATTTCCACATATGAAAGCAGAGGACACACAGAACCTTATAGATATAAACACAATAGAAGATATTAAACAATTAGCAGTAGAACACGGATACGATGACAAATCAATCAAAGAAATCTTTGGAAAGTAACACCTGTAAATGGTGTGAAAAAACATTTATGAGTGAGCGTACACTGAGTGCTCATATGTGTATAAAGAAAAGAAGATTTGCTGATAAAGATCTTACACATACTAGGTTGGCATACAGAGTATTTCAGATGTTTTATGAAATAAATACTACAGCAACAAAACCAAAAACACAGGAAGACTTTATAAAAAGTCAATACTATGAAGGCTTTGTAAAGTTTGGTAGAAGTTGCTTAACTAATGAATATTTACAACCAGACAAATTTGCTGAATGGTTAATCAAAAATGGTAAAAAGTTAGCAGATTGGAGTAAAGATAAATTATATGATGAATATTTATTATCTTATGTAAAAAAAGAACCAGGTATGAAGGCGCTGGAAAGAAATATAATTTATTTGAGCGAATGGTCACAGGATAATAACACTGACTGGCAAGATTATTTTGTAAAAGTAACAACTCCTAGAGCAGTACATGATATAAGAAGTGCTAAAATAAGTCCCTGGTTAATATATTTAAGTGAAACAGGCGACAAACTTTTAACCAGATTCAGTGATGAGCAGGTTAAAATGATTGAACACATTATAGATGCCAGTTTTTGGATGAAACTTTTTGCTCAAAACAGAGAAGAAGTTTCAGAAGTAAAAAAATCATGTGAGGTAGCAGGAATATGAAAAAAAAATTTAACATGAACGACATTAGCAGTATTGCAGAAAAATGGAAACCCAGCGAAGAAGGTATTAATTGGGATTTAATACAACGTATGAGATTTATGAATGCTGATGCAGAAATAGATCCTAAAGACGGGTATTCTGAAGGCAAAAGAAAATTAAAAAAATA